ATCGTCAGAAACAACTGACCCAGATGCAGTAGCACTATCAGATGTAACAACAGTTTCAGTGACACTTGCCGAATACGGTAACGCTTCACTTGTAACTCGTAAGTTGCAACTATTCTCACTATCAGATGTTGACCCTGCAGTTGCAGACATCATCGCTTACAACATGGCAGACTCACTAGATAAGTTGGCTATGGAAACATTGCGTGGCGGAACAAATGTTATTTACTCAGCATCTTCAACCGCTCGCACATCAACTGCTACAATTACAGCAACTGACACAATCACTGCTGCTAATATCCGTAAGACAGTTGCAAAACTTCGTGCAAACAAGGCTGTTCCTCGTGAGGGAAGCCTATATTGGACAGGTATCCACCCAGAGATTTCACACGACCTTCGTGCAGAAACAGGCTCAGGCGGATGGCAGGACCTACACAAGTATGCTGAAACAGGTCAGGGACAATTCTGGGCTGGAAACATCGGTACTTTTGAAGGTGCAATGTTTATTGAAACACCTCGTATGTACCGTGGTGTAGACGGCGCTGACCAGTCAGCACTTGCTACAACTGCAGTAACAGTCGCAGGTACTTCATCTGGCTACACATTTGGTGTGGCTTCAACATCTGTAATCGCAACTTCTGCAGAAGCAGGAGATAAGATTTCAGGTACAGGTATTGCATCTGGTGCAAAGATTACTTCAATCGTAACATCAGGTTCAACAACCACAATCACTGTAGATACAGCAAACACTGCTGCAGTTACAGTATCAACTGTCGTAACAGTTACACCAGTAACAGCCGTCTACCGCACAATCGTTGCTGGTAAGCAGGCTCTTGCTGAGGCTGTTGCACAGGAACCAAATGTTGTAATCGGACCAGTCACTGACCGTTTGCTCCGTTTCCGCCCAATCGGTTGGTACGGTGTTCTCGGCTTTGCTCGTTACCGTGAAGCAGCGCTATACCGTATTGAATCTTCTTCTTCAATCCAGGCGTAGTTAGTTTGTAGTTGAAGGGGTGGGTTTGAGTTTCCTTTCGCTCACCCCTTCTCTACATCAATCAAGGAGGAACAATGGCACAGTATTTATTTAAGACACCATCAGTTGCAGAAACACCTGCAGGTTGGCACCGCCTCTTTGCCCGCTACGCAATTAACCGTGGCGTTACAGTAATGATGGTTAATGGGACTTACTCCTCATACCGCTTCCCCTCACAAACAGAAACACTTGAAGCCACCGAAGTTTATCTTGGTGGGCATGAGTATGTCATTGATGAAAAAACAAAGACACGCTTGACCGATGCTTCTATTGGGGGAACTTATGGTGACTACATCACAGCAATATAATTGCTCAGTTGATGGACATATTGGCAAGATAGTAAAAGAAGGTTATGACCTCATAGATGGTCAAATGATTTTTAAGGTTGAGTTGTTTGGCTGCACTAAGTGCGATGCCACCTCACCAGAACCATGGTCAGACTGGGGCACAACAAAAGAAAACCCAGACCATACTGACTCAGAATTTTGTTCATGCTTTGGCTGCAAGGCTCGCACTCTCCAACTATCCCCAGGAGATGCAGGCAGAGCAGACTCTATGTCTGACAAGAAGTGGACAGCAGAGTTAAACCTTTACAAGTCTGCTCGTGAACAAGGCATACAGCCAGCAGGCACTTCTACTAAGCAAGTACAAAAAGCAATAGATGATTCAAACAAAGTAGGCAAAGCCTACGATGCCAACACTAATAGTTTTAAGGGGTAATCATGACTGCCATTGTAGGTATTCAAGGAAAAGGCTGGGCAGTAATAGCAGCAGATTCCATGACTACCTATGATGACAAGCCTTACTACACCAAGAGTATAGACAAGGTTGTACGCAAGGGTGATTATGTCTTTGCCTTCTCAGGCGATGCCATTGCTGGCAACATAGCAAACTTCTTATGGACACCACCTAAGGTTGTTAAGACAACACCAACAGATGTATTCATGCAAACAAAAGTGTTACCTTCCCTGCGTGAAACAATGAAAGATAATGGCTATATGCCAGATGCAACAGATAAAGAAGCGGGCTTTGATGCGCTCATCTGTTTAAACGGAATCATTTATGAAGTGGACCAGGACTATCTCTGGTCTAAAGATGACCGTGGGTTATATGCCGTAGGTAGCGGTGGCTCACTTGCACTTGGTGCATTAGCCACTGGCTTTAGTAAGAACTCCATGAAGGCAGCAGAGTTTGCTGCTCGTAGAGCAATCAAGATTTCTGCCGATTACTGCATAAGTGTGGGTGGAGATGTCAAGGTAATCACACAAAGGGGAAACACAAATGGCAGCAGCAAAAAAGCCGTCAAAGGCAGCAGCGTACGCAGCGTACGAAAAGAAAGAGCCTAAAGCAATTAAGAAGGCTGAAATGAAAAAGGGCGAATCAAAGGCTGAAAAAGCCCGTGAAACAAAAGTAGGCATGTCAATGCTTATGAAGAAGAAGGGTAAGTAATTATGTGTGCAACATGTGGATGTGGGACTAGCACAGTCAACCAAGACGACAACTTTGGAACAGTTAACCCTTACGGGATTCCTGCTCCCGCAGTTAATAATCCAACTACTCTCGGTGAAAAGTAATGCCAAAGGGTATGGGATTCAAGGCAGCACAGTCTGCCATTGCAAAGAAGCAGGGCATCCCGATGAAAAATGCGGGAGCGATTCTTGCTGCGGGTGCACGCAAGGCATCACCTGCTGCTAAGAAAGCAAATCCAAATCTAAAGAAAGTATTGCCAGCCAAGAAAGGCAAGTAAATGACAGACCCAAGACTAAAGCGAGCAGGAGTATCTGGCTTCAATAAGCCAAAGCGTACACCAAGCCATCCAACAAAGTCACATGTAGTTGTGGCTAAGGAAGGTGACCAGGTTAAGACTATTCGCTTTGGTCAACAGGGTGTTACTGGCGACCATACGCCAACGGCACGACAGAAATCATTTAAGGCTCGTCACGCAAGCAACATTGCCAAAGGCAAGATGAGCGCTGCGTATTGGGCAGATAAGGTGAAGTGGTAAATGGCTACAGGTTATGAAGGTTCAACACTCGTTGCTGAATTAAACAGACTTGCTAACTCTGGTACATACCCAGCACGCACTGCTTTTTTAGAAGCACAGGGTGCAGCAAACAAGTGGGCTGGAACCACTGGCTTAGGACTATTGGCTGCCCTTAATTACAAGGCTGACTCTACTCGCACACGAGATAAGTTTAAAGATTTAAACGCAGTATGCAATGAACTTGCTAGTACCACTGGTAAGTCAGCCGTATCAGCATTAAGGAGCATCAACCTCTAATGGCTACCCTTGAACAACTTACTGACCGTATAGATACATTGCTACATGGCTACAGTTTAAACATGGAATCAACCACATGGCTGACTGGTGCTGTAACAAGCACAACCGCAACAAGCATTTCAGTTAACGATGCAACTGTTGTAAGCCGTGGATACATCCAAGTTGATGATGAGATTATGTATGTCAACTCAACAAATAGTATTGATAACATCTTGACCATTTCCCCTTGGGGTCGTGGACAGCGCGGAACTGTTGCTGCTACACACAACAACTCAGCAAAGGTTATTGTGGCTCCATTGTTCCCACGCTATGAAATTAAGCGTGCTATCAATGACACCATCAACGCAATGTACCCATCAGTATTTGCCATTGGTCAATACCAATTCCCTTTTATTGCTGCTCGCACAACCTACGATATTCCAGATGCAGTTCAGAATATCCTTGCGGTAACCCACCAAGTTATTGGACCAACAAAAGAGTGGTTACCAGTTCGTGCTTGGCAACTAGACCGCACAGCAAACCCAACAGCCTTTGGCGATGGTACAAACTTTGGACACTCACTTGGTATCTACTCACCAGTAGTACCAGGGCGTACTGTCAATGTGGCTTACTCAAAGCGCCCAACAACATTTGATTTAACTACATCAGATAGCCAAGAATACTCAACAGTAACTGGCATGCCTGATTACTCAGAAGATGTAGTTGTCTATGGCGCAGCCTTTCGTATGATTTCTTTCTTAGACCCATCACGCCTTGGTGCGCTATCTGCAGAAGCAGATGTGCTAGAT